TACTGACTCCAAGAGCAACTGCATTCTCAGTTCCGTTGTAGTCCGATGCGGTGTTATCATATTGTGGAATGACTCCCGCAAATCGGTCTGCTACTGGAGTTCTGTTCATTGATTTTTGTAGTTGGTCATGTAAGTGCAAATCGGATTTCAACATGCTAAGTGCGTTCTCAGCATTCAGTATTTGATGTGCTATACTTTCAGTATCATTTTCCTTTATTGCTTTTTGAATTGCCTCGATAGCCGCCAATGCTTTTCTTGCCATTGGGTCCATCTTTTCGATTATGTCAAACATCTCGCTCACCTTTCGCATATCTTTCTTTATTATTACTATTCCGCCATTATCGGTCTAATCCCTTGCGTTTTTCCTGTTCTTTGATTTTGCTATCAATGATTTTTTCAGTCGGAGATTTCAAACTTCTTTTATCAGTTTTAGAAGAAGCCCCAGTAGGAGTTCCCTCAACTCTATCTATCATTGTAGGACTCTTGCCGCCGCTAGTTCTAGTGTTTTTACTTTGAGTTCTTAACGGGGGCAAGTCTGTTCCAGTCGTTGTGGCTACTGCATCATCAAGAGGTGTAGAGCCTCTACTAGAGTCAAAGTTTGTTCTCTTAAACATCATGTTAGGGTCGTTGAACACATCTTCATCGCCTTTTTGAACCGGCTGACCTCCTTGTTGTGGTTGCCCTCCTTGTTGTGCCATAGCCGCCTGTTGTTGTGCCTGGGCTATTTCCTCTTGACTAGGTTGTTTAAAATCAAAGTGTAGTATCTTGTCATCTATACCATCCCTTAGAGTTGCTTCGTAACCTGCTTGTTTCATTTGCATCATGTTTCTAATAGCCATCTCATCTCTTCGCAGGTGCATGATTTCATCTTCCTCTTCGTGTGGGTTGAGAACCAAATCCCATTCAGTAATCTCAAAGGCTGCAACGATTTGTGGGAATAATATACGATTGTAAATTGATTGGGCGTATGCTACTGCTCTATTGCTCACAACAATTTGCATGCCTTCATTGTTAAGACCTCCACCAGATACATCATTCATGAATACATTTGATACGCCATAGAATGCTGCTATACGTTGCCTAATGTCATCCTTTATTGGGATATACTGCAATTCCTCTAAGGTGTCCATCATACGCACATATTCAAGGCCGCCTCTACCCGATTCTGTTTCAACACCAATAGTTGGTATGTATGAAGGGTCACGCTCAAGATGCTCTTGTATATTTCTTGCAGTTCGCTCTACTGTTTCCATATTCGATGACTTGATTACCATAACACCTCTAGGCATTCGCTTCTTTTGATATGCAGAATAAACATAGTTATCCATAGCAATTAGGGTATTGACTTGTCTCCACATTGTAGCAACTGGTGAACGGCCATACAGTTTCGATGGCGACCATTTGCTAATGTGTAACACCTCACCCTCAGTATATACTTGACCTTTACCAACACCGGCTAGATTCATATAATGAATTGGAACTACTGGCATTCCTGTAACTGGGCATTTGTCTTTAGGGTCACTTGTTCTAAAAGTCCTATCAACCAAACTCGTATATTGGCTACCCCCACGAACACCTCTCTTATCTGCAAGTATTCTCATGAATATAGGGTCGGCTCTCGTAATTTCTTTTACACGATAGAACATGATTTGCTTTGTGTCGGGGTCTACAAAGTATTCTTTTGTTAAAATGAGATAGGCATCATCAACAATATTCAGGTCCATCTCCACCTCACGCATTACTTCAACAAAAGATTGAAGCATACCGTTTTTTGAATTTAGTAACATTTCGGCATATTCTAGTTGGCTTTTATCCGCTTTACGGACTTCGCCGCCACATTTTTTACAGGTTTCGACCTCTTGATGGTATTCTTCATCACAATCTTTACACTTTACAACAAATTTTGGTTTCCATCCATAGCCCTTTCTAAATGTTTCAACAGACAAGTGGTTTAGGATAGAACGCAACACAAGACATTCAAATGTGCAAGCATAAAGCGCAGGTATTGTAATTCCTTGTAGCAATGGTGGCTCTTGAATACCTGATTGGAATAACGGCATAGTCGGCATAGGAGTTGTATGTCTCTCCAAATCTATACCTATGGCCGAAAATAGACGTTCCATTCGTTCTTTATCAGCCATTTACTAAATCCTCCTTCAACTGATTAATGCCCTCATCGGACATATTCCATGATTTTAACAGTTGCACTTGCTTATTCTTTGTTGCCAAATCATAAGTTAAACACTTCAAAGCATCATCGTTATCCTCTAATGCTAATTTCAATATGTTTAATTCACTACTATTTGTATGAGGTAAAGCGTTTATTATCGCCTTCGAGACTGAAATTTCACCCTCGATAACTAGACCTTTGCCCTCCGCCATAACACCTGTGATACCTAATTCATTATTCAAGGCTCTCGCATATTCTTTCTTTACATTTGATTCAAATGGCAATATTAAACGAGGGATTCCACGTGGACTTACCTCTATATTTCCGCCCATATCATACAAATTACCAATCAAAGCACCTGCATCTTTTATGAATATATCATTAGTATCTAAGCCGTAAAACAGACTTTTTGCATCTTGTTTTGACCCACTTCCAGTAGAAATAATGTCATACAAGAAACCATGCGATTTGATTAACATAGAGATTTTTGCAGTGCTACCTTTCACTCCATGACTTTGTAACGATTGAGAATTCATAGAACCATGCGTATTCAAGACTTCATGAGCCTTTTCTAACATCTTCATTTCTGGTGCGCTAAGTCTTTCACCTTTTGTGATTCTGCTAGACCATGTAGAATAAGCAGACTCCCTTGCGTCATCGTCAATCGAGTCATTCCAGTTTTTGACAAATCTCCTAAACGGTATTTCTAAAGTAGAGGTATTTTTTTGTAGCATCAACCAGTCATTATCTGTAAATGGTATTTGTTTAAGTATATTAGGCGATACACCGGCAAAGGATTCTAACAAAGCACCCCTTTCAGCATCAATCAAAGGCTGAATCAAATCTAACATTTCTTGCCTTTCAGCCTTAACTAAAAGAGTAGAAATTTCTACACTATTCATTCCAAAATTATCTACAAACCATGTTTTAGATACAGGAACTGGAGATGTCGTGGTGTCTACCTTTGTTCCTGGTTGATTCTCGACGGTGGAACTTTCATCGGAATCCATGCCCTCTAAACCTGCATCATCTCTAGGACTACCTGCCGCCTTTTCGTCTTTCTTCGCATCAGCAGCGACCTTTTTCTTATCTGCAAGCAATTTTGCTTCTTGAGCGTTATTTTGTTGTTCCATTTGATTCTGTTTAATCTCTTGCTGAATCAATTTTTCATCTAATAATTTTGTAATAGCATCGTGTATTGAATCAATGCCTGTTGTTCCCTTTATCGATATATTCAAGTTATCAAACATTTGCCCACCCCAATCTGTTTTGCCATACACTTGCATCTAAAATTACGATGTTATCTCGATATTCTTTTGTTGCTTGAACTGCTAACGCAAGAGCCATCACCATGTCATCGTGGCCGCCAAGACTCTCCATTCTACCGTTATCAAGCATGGTAAAGGTGGATAATTCAGTTAATAAATTATTCATCAATCTCCTTGTTCCTCCTTCATCTTTATATGGGATAGACAACTTGCCCTGTTCAAATTGCAGTTGGAGTGTATGAATTAAAGCCTCTTTCTTCATTCTACTCATATTGAAGGGTTTTATTGGCAAATCGCTAATTTCGTTG